GTACGTTTTTGTATGAAGGGAACGGTGGTCCTCAAACAATCGCTAATGGAATTGATCTGAGCGGTGAAGGCGGATTGGTTTGGGTAAAAGATCGTGAAAATGGATCTGATGGCAGCCCTGAAGTACACGGTTTGTTTGATACAGAACGAGGTGTTTACAAAAGACTAGAAACTAATTCTACAGTAAGTGAAAGTAGTAACACTGAAAGTTTAAAAGCTTTCAACTCTAACGGATTTACTCTTGGCACTTACAACCGCTTTACTGAATCTGGGACAGATTACGTCTCTTGGACCTTCCGCAAAGCTCCGGGGTTTTTTGATGTAGTTACATATACGGGTACGGGAAGTGTGCAAAATATCAGTCACTCACTTGGCAGTGTGCCAGGCATGATAATTGTCAAGAGTGTTTCTGGCACTAGTGCTTGGAGCGTCTACCACCGAGCACTTGGAGCAAACGGTGTTGTATATCTACATGCCACTTACGGAAATTCTGTAGATAATGGCGTTTGGAATAACACTGCACCAACAAGTTCTGTTTTTACTGTTGGAGCCGATGTTGGAGTAAATGCCAACGGCTCAACATACGTCGCATACGTCTTCGCCCACGACGATCAATCGTTTGGAACGGATAGCGACGAGGCGATTATTAAGTGTGGTAACTACAGTGGAAGCTCAAGCGAGGTTGAAGTCAATCTTGGGTTTGAGCCCCAGTGGCTATTGTTTAAATGCAGTAGCACCTCATCGTCATGGTCAATAGTTGACAATATGCGGGGCCTGAGCCATAGTTCTACCCCAAGATTAAGGGCTAACTTAACTAATGCAGAACAAACTACGACACCAACAGCTGTAAAGCTAACTCCGACTGGATTTATCGTTACCACGGCAAATAGTGAATACAACTCTTCTGGGCGAACTTTCGTTTACATGGCAATTCGCCGTCCGCATAAGCCGCCGACTGCTGGGACGGAGGTGTTTAAGAGTGTTTTACAAAGCACGCACCCGCAAACAATAAGCGTTGGTTTCCCAGCTGATTTAGCCTTTACCAGAAGCAATACCAATACAAGTCATAATTATTTCGTTCCAAGGCTGACAAACAGACACTTAATAAGCGATTTAAGCAACGCAGAAGGTAACGCAGATAGTTTCGAGTTTGACTTGCAAAATAGCTTTAGTTTGAGCACTTGGTGGGGGTCCGGCACAGTAATTAACTATTATTTCAAACGTGCCCTAGGGTTTTTCGACGTTGTGACTTACACGGGGACCGGAAGTGCTGGAAGCTTTTCGCACAATCTTGCAGCAACTCCGCAACTTTTGATCCACAAAAGCAGAGAACAAGGTCGAAACTGGGTTGTATATACGACTGTTATAGATGGTTCAATGGATTATATGTATCTTAACGGTGCCGGTGGTGCGGGAAATAGTTCTAGTGGATTGCCAACATCAACTGTTTTCAATCTGAGTGGTGGCACCGAAGTTAATGGGTCTAGTGAAGCATACATAGCATATCTTTTTGCAACTCTCGATGGCATAAGCAAGGTTGGCATTTATAGCGGCACAGGCTATGACGTCAACGTTGATTGTGGCTTCACGGCAGGTGCTCGATTTGTGATGATTAAACGCACTGAAAGCTCTGGGGGCGATTGGTACGTGTGGGATTCAACCCGTGGAATCGTCAGCGGCAATGATCCTTACTTTCGTTTTAACCACAGCAATGGCCCGGTCACCAACACTGACTACATTGACCCGTTAAGCACCGGCTTTACAGTGACATCATCAGCCCCTGCTGCTCTTAATGCAAGTGGTGGCACCTACCTGTTCCTTGCCATCGCCTAATCATCATGGAAATCCGCAACCGCTCCACTGGTGCTCTCACCACTGTCAGTCAATTCAAGGCTGAACATCCCACCACCAGTTTCCCTAAGCAGATCACAACCGACGTTCTTGACAGTTACGGCTATGACGCTGTGCTGAATGGAGCGGCAGCGACAGTGACTGCTCCTTATGGCGTCAGCACCCGTGATGGTGTTGAGGAGATTGACGGCAAATGGTTTACCAAGTTCATTGCTGGTCCGGTTTTCACCGATACCACTGATGAAGAGGGTAACGTTACCACTGCTGCTGACAATGAAGCTGCCTACAAAGCAACAGTTGATGCCAATGCTGGTACGTCAGTGCGTGCAGAACGCGATAAAAAGCTGACTGCTTCTGACTGGACGCAAATGGCTGATAGTCCTTTGGCTTCTGACAAGAAGACTGAATGGGCTACTTATCGTCAAAGCCTGCGTGATCTGCCGACAGCTAGTGGTTTCCCCCACACGATGACTTGGCCTGAAGAGCCCGGTAGCTGATTGCAGCGCGGGCTATTATTGGTGTAATTGGCCTCTTAGCTGGTGTAGCGATGGCGTTTGGAACGGTCAAAGTAGACACGATCACGACCAGCACCAAAACGGTGACGGTCGATGATTTAACAGCGAACGGTCTAACGTCATCCGCTATCGGCAGCACTGTCCAGGCTTTTGATGCAGATACAGCAAAGACTGATGTAGCCCAGACTTATACCGCTGGGCAGCGCGGCACGATTACAACGTTGACAAGCGCTTCAACAGTCACCCCTGACTTTGGAGTGTCCAACCATTTCTCATTAACCATCGGTCAGAATTTAACGATTGCAAATCCATCAAACCTTGTTGCAGGACAACAGGGGTCTATTTTCTTGATTCAAGACGGCACTGGATCACGCACCATTACATGGGGCAGTTATTTCGACTGGGCTGGAGGCACGCCACCAACCCTAAGCACGGCGAGTGGAAGCGTTGATCGTCTTGATTACATCGTTCGCACAACTGGTTCAATTCACGCTGTCGTTACTCTGGCCTACTCATGAGTGTTATTGGACATAGCCCGCTTGCAGGAGCTTCTGGAGCGGCAGGTGGCGGAGGCCCGCTTTATGTCGATGACGTGTTTAGTACGTTTTTATATAAAGGCAATGGTTCAGCACAAACAATTACCAATGGAATTGACTTAAGTGGTGAAGGTGGTTTGGTGTGGGCAAAAGTGCGAAATAGCACAATAGATCATCATCTTGTAGACACAGAACGTGGCGGTTCAAAGTATTTAAGATCAAGTTCGACTAGCGCTGAGGGTACAGATGCAACTATGATCACTAGCTTTAATTCTGACGGCTTTTCTATAGGGTCCAGCGTTTATTTTAGTCAAAGCCCACGTCCATATGCCACTTGGACCTTCCGCAAAGCACCTGGATTTTTCGACGTAGTTACATACAACGGCACAGGCAGCGCACAAAATATCTCACATTCGCTTGGCAGTGTGCCAGGCATGATCATGATTCACTGCCGTGACGGCACTCATAATTGGGAGGTGTACCATCGTTCAACTGGTGCAACTAAGAGCCTTCATTTAAATACACCTGACACCCCAGTAACTGACAGCACAGTCTGGAACAACACGACTCCTACGTCATCGGTATTTACTGTTGGCACAAGTAGCAACGTAAACCAAAACGGTCATGGATATGTGGCCTATGTATTTGCACATGACGAACAGGCATTTGGAACGGATGAGGACAAGGCGATCATTAAGTGTGGCACTTATACGGGCAATGGTGGAAATCAAGAAATCAATATTGGGTTTGAAGCTCAATGGTTGCTGATGAGAAATAACAGTATTGGGACTAATTGGTTTATGGTAAACAATATGATGGGCGATAAGTCACTCGTAGCAGACGAGTCAGGCGCTGAAGTTGATAACTCCTATGGATTTGATGGATTTAAAGCAAATGGATTTGCAGTTAAAAGCAACAATGCTAATTTTAATGCTTCTGGGAGTACTTACATCTATATGGCAATCCGAAGGCCACACAAGCCGCCTACTGCCGGAACGGAGGTGTTTGTACCCGTTACTTATGCAGGCACAGGTAGCACAAAAATAATTACAACCGGATTTCCTGTTGACTTAAGTTGGGCAAATGCCCGTGATAATGCTGGTGACGCTTTTGCAATAAATGATAGGATCCGTGGCAACGGTGTTGAGTTGTATACAAACGGGACGAGTGCTGAATACAATTCAGGTTCTGCCGGGGTTCAATTTGACCTTCAAACGACTCTGCAAATGCAAAGCTATAGAAGCATTTCCGGCAAAAATTATTTTGCTTGGAATTTTAAACGCGCCCCAGGCTTCTTCGACGTGGTGACTTATACGGGGACGGGGTCAGCGCGGACAGTAAATCATAACCTTGGCGTAGCACCAGAACTTATGATCGTCAAACGTAGATCAGACGGTGGCCATTGGTATGTTTACGATGCGACCTTAGGCAACACTTATGTCAACCTCTTAAGCGCGTATTCGCAGTCATATACGTCTTCGGAGTGGAATAATACATCTCCTACAAGCTCTGTGTTCACAGTAGGCACTTCTGCCGTAAACGGGAGTGGTAGCACTTTTGTCGCTTACCTTTTCGCCAGCCTTGATGGCATATCTAAGGTTGGCAGCTACAGCGGCACGGGTAGCAATATCAACGTCGATTGTGGATTTACCGCAGGTGCTCGGTTCGTTTTAATTAAACGCACTGACGCCACCGGGGATTGGTACGTTTGGGACACAGCTCGCGGCATTGTTAGTGGTAATGACCCTTATGTTTTGGTCAATACGGGTAACGCAGAAGTCACTAACACTGATTACATTGACCCACTCAATGCTGGTTTTACAGTGACCTCATCTGCTCCTGCCGCGCTAAATACTAGCGGTGGTAGCTACATGTTCCTCGCAATCGCCTGATGCAACGTCCTGATCCGATGATCGCTGGCAAGCCAGGGGCAGAAGACACCGAAGCTATGTCTAATCGCATGGCTTGGCTTGAAGAGCTGTACTTCCTTGATGGCCGCGACCAAATCAGCCATCCGCAATATGGCCTGTTTACTGGCTTGGCGAACAAGTACAAAAACTTGGAGTCCACGGATGACTGCTAGCAATGGCCGTTATAGTGGCTTGAGGAGGTGACCCATGGCTGTCAACCCTGGTACTTTTAATTTTTTGATTCAGAGAGCCTCAGACTGGTCTGTGCTCCTGCAGTTCAAGGACAGCAACAATGCTGCGATCAATCTGACAGGTGCCACGGTTGCCGCTCAGGCGTGGGATAAAACGCGAGCTACAAAATACGCTGATTTTGGCGTTGCTTACACAAGCCGCAGCAATGGCCAAATCACGATCAGCTTGACTGACGTTCAAACTGTGGACTTCCCTGACAGCCTCTATTACGACGTGTTGGTCACAGATTCGTCAGGTGATAAGGAGTATTACTTAGAAGGGATTATTACTGTCGATCAGTCGTACACAAGATGACCCAAGTCAACGTCACCACTCAGAAGAACACAGTCACCGTTTCGACTAGTGGCCAGCTGACGACAGTCACGGCTACTACTGCTGGGCCGCAAGGCCCACCGGGCGATTTTGGTTTAAACCAGTCAGCCAAGGTAGACAAGTCAGTAATTTATTACGACCAATCAGCCGATATTTTTAAGGCTGATGCTGTCTACACGGCAGAGACTCTTACGGATGGCGGTTCATTTTGACAGCCATTTTACGCCCGTTTTGTTCACCCATCCCTTGAGTCATGTCTAACACAATCAGGATTAAGCGTAGAAGTTCGGGAGCCGCGGGGGCTCCCTCTTCGCTCGCCAACGCGGAAATCTGCTTCAATGAAGTCGACGACCAATTGTTCATTGGTAAGGGCACAGGTGGTGCTGGCGGCACTGCAACAACCATCGAAGCTATCGGCGGTAAGGGTGCATTTCTGGCCCTGACCGGAACTCAAACTGTTGCTGGCAGCAAGACGTATTCAGGCACCCTGATTGCGCCTACGCAAAGCGGTGGTGATAGCTCCACCAAAGTTGCAACCACGGCTTATGTTCAAGGCGAGATAAGTTCATTCATTACTGGAAACCAGACGGTCACGCTAAGTGGGGACGCTTCTGGCTCTGGCACAACCAGCATCTCTGTAACGCTGGCAAACAGCGGTGTGTC